ACACAAACACCTGAATATGTCACTGTCATTCGACGGAACGGCACTAACGACCAAGGTCAACCTGTCGGAGGACGTGAGTGGGCTGGTGAGTGGGTAGAAGAAAACCGACTCATTCCTAATGCCTATAGCAAGCTTGCTTACGGATTAGGCGATGCGTCGTTTCAAATGGTCGGCAATGAGTTCTATTCCCAAGGTCAATTGATCCAAGGCAACGAGATACTTTCCGGTTCGTATATAGGCATCTCAACTCGAAAGACGGATGGCTCTTTGAACGATCCCTTGTGGGTTGGCTTCATTGTTTCGATGCCATCGATTAAAGTAAAACAAAAGGATTTTACGGAAGGCACGATCTCCGCTAAACGATTAGGCGCGATGCTGGATCAACTCCCCTTAAGGAATTGGGAAGTCCTCAGAAACAACGGCACCGATGATTACTTCACGCATATGGACAATCCCCCACCAGCGAATTACGGCAAGATGAGTGGTGTGATTATCGGCAACAAGGTGGAGAATCCGCTCAGTTCATCCTATGCGTTTATCTTTCAGAACGACCCAGCGAAGTGTGGTGAGACGAATGATGATTATTGGACGCGCTTAGATTTATTGAATCACATCACGTTCTATACATGGCCACAAGGTGTGGGTCTGCCTGTCTTGAACTTGACCAATGCCGCCTCATCCAGACTGAATACCCCAGTTCGAGAGACGTACAATTTACAAAACACCACCATCAAAAGTGCACTAGATATACTCATCAATCGTCAGCGTGGTTTAGTATGGGATTTAGAAGTCGAGGGAGACAACTGGACTATCTTTGTCCGCTTAACGTATGACGCCAATGAGAGCACGGATATAGATTTATCAACGATCAACCGTGATAAGGTCTTAGATTTAAACGTCAAAGATAATGAAGGCTCACAGATAGACGAGATCGTCGTAGAGGGTCATCCTATCCTGTGGTTTGGTTCTGTTGAGAACGGTACTTCTTCGCAAACAGGGACGCCTAAATACTTTGAGCCTGGTTGGACCAGTACCCAAGAGACTGACTTTATCACGGCGTTAACAGCGGATAAGGTTGATCCTATCGATCCTAAATATGACGACGTATTCCGTAGGTGGAACTTCAAAGACCCAGACGGTGGGGATACGATTAAAACCCAACACGCGACCAATGGTCAAGGTGACGCGGTGTTCTTTTGTCAGACATTAACCTATAATAAAACAACGCATTTACTTGAAGTGAATGCCGAAGACGATTCCCTCCCCTATCTGGCCACGGCGAAAATCTCTCGAACGACGCCGTGGTCAGTCGGCGTGTCTGCGACTTCAGATACCAGGGACACGACTCAAACCACGAACACGACATACTTGCCGGCCATGATGTGGAATGCGCAGGATTTAACCAATTCGAAGTATGTTGATATAACTAAATTGACGACGAATGGTGAAGTGATCTACGCTGATGATCGTGGACTCGCCATGCGATTACGATTAGGCCCTAACGGACATGCGTACTCCAAAACTGAAACTGACCCCATAGCAGATTTGAACGACTTGGCTGAATACTATTGGGAAGCCAATGCCTGGAGTGTAGCGATTGAATCTAATCAGAATGTTAGAATCTCTCAACTCCGTGATCCCTCCTTAGTGAATGACCCTACACGTAAAGTGATGAAGATTAAAGGGGACTGGCATTGTTGGGCGGTACACGCGGGAACCATAGTTGCGATCGATAGTTCTAACGACCCAGTGAGGACAGCGACCACAGGACCAGAGGTCAAGCAAGTCCTTGAAGCCGGTAAGACATTCATACTCCGTTCTGACTTCCGCGCCGCTGAATTTGCGATGGATGAAGCCGCAACGTGGGCCTTCCGGTTGACCCGTTCTGGAAGCGTGACGCTTTCCGATGTGGCCTTTACCGAATCATGGGCCACGACCATTGGACAATCTATTGATGATATTATCGACGCTGACGATCACGACCCGACTACTGATGTATCAGGATTGCCTATTTCTAAGACGTATGAAATCAACGGATCAATCGAAGCCATATCCGTCAACTTAGATATTAACCGTCCAACCATTACTGTAAGCTTCGGAGTAGCGGATATTCCAGGAATTACCGGAGGTTCTCCTACAACGATTGTTACTAACGCTTCGACCGCTCAGAACTTCTCACAAGTGAATAGAGATATTCAACGAATAGACCAACAGATGCAGCAGTTCCCTGTTCATACTGCTCATGGTGGTTCAGGTGGATCGACAGCCGTCCCTCGACAGATAGAGATTATAGACGGACAACCGATCTTACCCGCGAGTATCGACGGGATTAAGTTCGCTGATCCTGCTGCTACCTTGATTATCGACGATCCGACTACCGGGGGCACGAGAGCTGATGGCTTAGGCCGTGGGAGATATTTAGATACCGGCGAGTTTATCATGGTGGTTCACGATGTAGACGCTCCCTATGGATCTCAGCAGGCGCACATTGTGGGAGATTTCGGTGTATCCGTACAGACTGAATCCGTTACCGTAGGACCAGACACCACGGTCTACCATTATATAGCAAGATTTTAATGACTGAGCAGCAGATCATCGACAGGCAGCGCAAACTTATAGGCGAAGCTAAAGACGCTTGCGATCTAGTAATCCATTACGATGACATGAAAGAAGCTGGAACCCTACCTCCTGGTGTGCACATCCCTGAAGGCTATCAGCTTCCATTTATAAAGCGCATGTGGAAACAGCTAGAGGATGATGCGAAGTGACCAGTAACGCCGTCATCTGGGAAACCGAAAGCCATACACAAGGCTTAATTACTCAGCACTTATATTACATGTACACCCATGATATGTTTGTTGGGAACTTCGGTGATATTACTAATGGTGGTGTGACCGGAGCGCCAGCGTTTATTCATATTAATCAAGCGCACAATGGATTACGATTAACGAATACCTCCTTTGCTCGTTGGTTTGTAGTCATGAACTTCGAATCTGCTGATGGAGTCATTCATCAAGTCTTAGCCCCCGAAGTATCCGAAGGCAGCTCAGCGAATGTTGGCAAGCCATGTATGTTACCAATCTCAACAGGACCAGGCGCTCTCGCAGCCAGAGGTGATTACATTATCAACAATCATCAATTCTTAGGTTCAGGATTGTTAGGCGATGGTGCGATGTGGGGCGTGTGCCAAGACTCCGTACCATTAGGCTTCACCGAGACAGGAGAGTCTCAGCACGTCCGCTCTCCAGGGATTGCACGCCCAGGAGAATCTAAGTCACATAGAGTGATAGCCACGCAGTCAGGGGCCTTCGTACAGCCTGGAAGCGTACCCCTTTGTTCCGTAGTGACGAACTCACACTTTGTCAACTCTCAAACATTAGGACGCTTGGCGTTACCAACAGCTACCACGACAGTGATAGAAGCATGGCAGGGCATTGGTACAACCGTTGTAAGGCATTGCCCTATGACTCAGAACATATCAGGTCATACGGTCTATTGCGTGTACACAGCGGACCCCCTTGGAGCTGTGAGCACTATTCCAGACTCATGTACGATGACGGTCAAGGACGAATCCGGTAGTACGTTATGGAGTTCAAACGATCCCATCTATACCAGTTTTGCGAATGAAGGCACGCCTACCAATACGGACTATGTGACTCGACATGTTGGCAACTTAGGTGGGGGCAATATCTATGTGGCTGATGGGAATGGATCACTGAATATCAATATCCAATTCTTAAACTCATCCGGTACGCCCTTAGCCATCTTAGGCAACAAGCTATTCTGTAGTGTCGCTGATCCTGCGGTCGTCAATCCTCAGCCCCCTCCGTATGATGTTGGCACGGTTGAGGATGCAGCGGTCAAGGGTGGATATGTAGCTTCCTGGTAATTCCTAAAGATTCCCGCTTGCTTCAAGTTGTTCCCTCGCTATGGTAATGCCAGGAGAACAGATGGGATTTACTAAAAGTCAAATTGCTTCAGCTATTATGAGATCGTGCCAACGCCACGGCATTCCATGCTATGCAACATATGATGAAATTATGAGCAACTCAATGTCCGAGCTCAAGGTGATGTACTACAACATTACTGGTAGTGACTTTGGGTTTTGTGATTAGATATGGACACACTCTATTCAATAGCAGCCCTTGCTGAAGCGTTGCAAGTTCATCCTAAAACAGCCATGAGATACTGTCGTGAAGGTCGTATACCCAAGGCTCACAAGATCGGTGATGTCTGGAAGATTCCAGGCGATACCATCAATCAAATCGTAGCCGGTGACCACATTGTGTGACGCCGTCTTCTTATTCTTATTATCAACAACACTGTTAGGGATTTACCTAACACTAACACAGGAGGTGTAACAATGGGGTTACATGACGATCAAACGTATGACGAGATGGAACAACAGATGCTTGAAGAAGAAGCGGAGGAAGCACGACTTGCGAAACTAGAGGAAGAAGAGGCACAAGCTCATGGCACAGCAACCGAACACTTAGGGACAACGAGTGTTCTCGATCAACTCAAGAAACCTTTCAAGCTCACTGAATTACATTTCCGTCCTGGTGCGACTAAGAATGATAAAGGTTTAGCGTTATGCTATTTAACCTCACGAGATGTGATGAAGCGACTAGATGAAGTCTTAGGGGTTGATGGATGGCAGACGAGAATAGTTGATTACGGTAAACGTGTAGTCTGTGAGATGAGTTGTAAGATAAATGGTGAATGGATTACCAAGTCAGACGGTGCTGGTGAGACGCAAGTCGAAGGTGAGAAGGGCGCTATCACTGATGCGATTAAACGTGCAGCGGTTTCCTTTGGAGTCGGACGCTATCTGTATTACCTCGACCAATGGCGGGACAACTGGCGGCCAATGAATGGTAAGTACTTCAAGGAATCGAATGCACAGATTGCTGAGGCGTTGCCGAGTTGGGCGAAGCCATGATTGATAGGTATCAGATGCTTTATGATTTTATGGAAGAGCGTGTTCATGCTGCAAGGAGTGATGACGGTAACTGGTGCAAGTTCGACGATATTTATAAGTTTGTGGAATGGCAACCGATAGAGACAGCACCGAAGGGAGCCAGGATATTGATCGCCACCCCCGTGCTTAACTCTCCTAGTGAGACACATGAGGCTAGATGGAAGGAGACGGACCCGCTAGCACCAGACGGATGCTTTTCTACTTTAAATGGTTTTATTGTGTTCCCTGAGGCTAGCCATTGGATGCCACTACCGGAGCCGAACCATGATTAAACCCGGCCAAGTAGACACCCTCTACTACGAAAAGTATGCGGGAAGTGTAGAGTTCTACGCTTTAAAATACGAAGCGACCCAAGTGATAGCGCACTACCTGTGGTCAGGCGGTCCAGGGAGTTATGAATTGTTAATGATTCAATGCGAAGCCTTTCCAAAGCATAACTTCACATGGGCATGGCCTGAGATGGGCTTCAAGTCTTACACCGTCCCCTGCTTCCTGCTCTATCCCATCATTAAAGAATTAGGACTCAAGGTTACCAAGTACGATATTCCCTTCTCACCCTATCGGGTTATCATCCCCGAAGGCCACGACATTAACGAGCACAGGGATTTGAGCTTACAAGAGACTGATAAGCAACTGATGTTAATGGGTTACAATCGGGAGTTGGTCAATGGGCGATAAATACATAAAGAAAATCATCGAACTTGGTAACCTTGATAAGATAGACGTATCATTGAGAGTTCTTAACGGGATAAGAGCCAACCCAGACAATGGCTTGTCAGAATCAGATAGAGCCATTGTGAAAGACGTAGAACAAATTATGCGAAAGCTATACCACTCGCCGATTTACACAGGCGATGATTGATGCTTGAGATCCTCTGCATCCTAGCCCTCCTCCTCCTAGAGCTCTTAGTCGTTATCAGCGTAGCGGCGTATCTGATTCAACGCTCAGAGGAGAGAACGTACAACACCATTGAAACCCTACGCGCTCGGGTGAATGAACTTATAGAGATTATGAAGGGGGACGAAGATGCCGACTAGAGACAAAGGGCTTTCAACATGGTTGTGTAGGAAGTGCAAAGAATATTACTATTGCCCCTGCGATGCTCAAACCTGCACCGATGTCAGAACCGCTTGCATGGAACTCTATGGCGAATGTCCGACATGGGAGTGGGTTGGTGATGCCATCAAATGCCCACACTGTGGATTTGAGAATCATGGATGCTAGAGATTATGAAGGAGAATGAGGATGATTAAAAGGTTCCATAGCACAGCACAGAGCAAGTCATTTGAGATGGGTAAGAAGGGGCCATGGTGTAGGTATTCAGATGTTGAGAAGCTTACGCAATGGCAGCCGATAGAATCATGCCCTAAAGACGGCAGCACATTCATGGCGTACAATGCAGCCACCGGACCATATCAAACATGGTACAACGATTCAGAACCAGACAGACCGGGCACAGAGTATCCATTGAGAACGTGGACCAATGCCAGCAACCGTCCTAAGCAAGGGGTCTGGTATCCTTCCCCCACACATTGGCGACCAATGCCGGAGGCACCACAATGATTGATACCTATGCTTATGACGGTGGCAAAGACAACATGGTCAAGGTAGAGCATGGCTATTGGTGTAAGACCGTAGACGCTGAGAAGCTTATGCTCGGCCACATGACAGACGCAGAAAGGTTGCAGCAATTTGCCAAGTACTGCACACACTGCGGTTGTGATGATCCTAAGTGTCAATGTTGGAACGATGAGTAAACGAAAGACCGTTTCACAACTCAAGAAAAAGCTTTGGAAGCCCTTTAGCCTCTGGACTAAACTTCGATACTCAGAAGACGGCGTCTATGTCGATTGCTATACTTGTTCACAACGGTTAAAGATTGGCACCTCTAACTGTCAAGCAGCCCACTTCTTACCGAAAGGCGGCTATCCTGCTCACTACTTCAATATAGACAACGTGCGCCCTGGTTGTTATAGGTGCAACATTCATCTGTCAGGCAACTCCGAAGTATTCCGCAGACGTCTCATAGAAGAAATTGGATTACCACGTGTCGAAGCCTTATGGGCTACCCGCAAGGAAGTGAAGCAACTGCGGCAGGATTGGTACTATAGAATGCTCGATTTCTACACCGCAGATATTAAGAGACTTGAAGACTCATTCTGAGTTGATATAAGAACATCTGTTGGGTGACGCTTTGACCCCGAAGGACCGAGAGAATATGATACCTTTCAAATTACAACGGAATGCATTAGGCTTGTGCTCTCTCGGCACTCAAAGCGGCTTGGTGTATTCCGTTGTTCTTTGTAGGGTTCATCAATGGACTGGCTAAGAATACAAAACAAGACGTTACGCGGTGAGGCATATATCTCCTGCGATACAACACAGCGCTCTACATGGCTTAGTCTCATGGGCTATTGCACAGACAAAGAGAACAGCGGTGTCATAAAGAACTGTAAAGACTGGGGCAATCGTCGCTGGCTACAAGCCGCTGGCGTTGAGCTTGAGGAAGTTGAGCTTTCTTGTGCGCTCTACAAATGGGTTAAGTACGATCTGCATATACACGACTACCCTATGCAGGATCAAGAGAAGTGCGTCACCATGAGAGCATTAGCTTCCAAGGGCGGTAAAGCATCTGGTGTAGCTAGAAGGAAGCAAACGCTTCAAGCGAACGCTTTAACTGATAACGAAGCGAACGGTCGAACAGAGTTAGAGTTAGAGAAAGAGTTAGAGGGAGAGAGAGAAGTAGAGTCTTCTACTACGTCCCCTACACGAATGACTTTGATTGAGTTAAGAGCTATGGTTCATATAGGACCGGCTGAGGATGAAACATTTCAAAGCTTCTTAGATGCCTATAGCAAGAATGCTGTGCTTTGGGCTATCAAGAAGATACGCGAGAAGCGAGTGTATAACGGCTTCAACGCCAGACCATTCCTGAGCAATTTCAGTGAATGGATAATCGAACACCAGGAAGAAATGAGGGCCAAGTGATGGATGAATATTATATAATCAAGAGAGATGACCTGAAGGACAAGCTCTACATCGACGACAATAAGCTCACGGAGCTATTGAAGAAGATCGATGAACCGGAGGAGGACATCATCAGATCACACGTCCAGCGTCTCAGGGATTCGATAGGCAAGGTATGTGGCGACATACATCTAGGCCGTCACTGGAAGCACACGGATGACAACGTGAACTTTATGCAAGCGATACCCGTGATGCTGCGGATTGAAGACCGAGAGGAAATAGCTGATCTGTTCATGCATATACACCACCTTGCTAAGATGCTCGGTGTAGATGAGGAGCACGAAGATGAGAACCAACACATGCGGCAACGAAGTCGGATGCGGGGTTAAGATGGCTATCAATAAAGAAATCGTTGGGCGTGGTTTAGAGATGGCGAAAACGTCTTACATATACGGGCATCCATGGGAACGCTTGACACGCGATGAGTTGATGGCTTTAGGTGCGATTGGTTGGTCTCAATACCAGAAAGAACTTGAAAAGAGAATGAACTACGGAATGGAACTACCTGACCTTAGAAAGGGGCAGACATGTTAATTAGAATACAAGCAGAGCAAACGCTCCAATATGACGGAGAGGTGGACGTCACCAAGGAGGAGTACGAGTACCTGAAAGCGAACCCACAAGAAGCCGTGGAGCTTGTACTACGTGACGTTGTCAGTGCAGGCGATGCTCACTGGGTAGACATAAATATTGTCAAGAAAAGTAAAGCATGAGAACCGTTAACCATTTCACCGAGCCACAGCGTAAGATCATCAGAAGAACGGCCAAGACATTCTGCATGACCCTACAGATGATTGCTGAGTTATACGATGTCAGCATCCACACCGCGAGCAACATCATGAACTATGCCTATGACTACCCGCAAATAGACCAATAACCAACAACAAGGAGAATGAGATATGAACACACAGGTAACTAAAAAAGATGACGTAGTGTCATTTGCCCCCATTGAATACAACGTAACGGAAGCAGCACTTGCTGAATACAGGGAACGCTTTAAGGATGCAGAATGCGACACCAAGAAAGGATACGAGCTTGTACGGGTTGGTATTGGTGAGCTGGTCAATCTGCGCAACCGTCTTGAAGACATGCGCCTCGACTATAAGCGACAGGTCAAGAAGTTTACTGACGAGAGAGTTGACGGTGTTGCTAAAAAGATCACGGCTGAGTTAGTCGAGATTGAAACGGACCTGAAGGACAAGAAAAAAGCCATTGATGATGAAAAGGAACGGATCAAGCAGGAGAAAATTGATAAAGAGAATGCTCGTGTTGAAAGAATTATGGTGCGAGTAAAGGAATTGAAATGTGAAGTAACTGAAATGGACCTGCTCACGATGGAAGAACTACAGACGTTATATGATATATATGATGACGCCGATATAAATGATTTTGATTATGCAGAGTTTGAGCAAGATGCAGGTGATGCTATAATTGAATCGCGTAAGCATATAGATATGTTAATAGAAAAACGCAATGCTTACGACAAGCAACAGGAAACATTGCGCGTTGAAAAACAAAAGGCTGATGCTGAACGCAAAGAGCTTGATGCACAGCAAGAGAAGATGCGTATTGAACGTGAGAAAATGGAAGACCAACAGCGGAAGATTGATGCCGACAAAGCACGTATTGCGGCTGAAGAACGGGCACGCCAAGACGCCATTCAAAAAGAAAAGGATGACGCGGCATTGAAGAAACGCCTAGAAGCTGAAGCAAAGAAGAAGGCCGAAGCTGAACAAAAGCAAAAAGAAATCGATGCAGAGAACAAACGTCTTGCTGATATTGAACGCGAGAAGCAGCGTCAGCTAGACATGTCTGATAAAGATAAGCTGATGTTTATTCAGTCAGCTATTGCAGGTATTGAAATACCAGCACTCAACAACCAAGACATGTATCTTAATATAAAAGACGAGAAAGATAGCTTATGTAAATACATCGGTGCCAAGATAAAAAGTCTATAACATCAACACACAAGGGGCTTAAATATGCCAGTTCATAAACACTCACTAGAGGCCTATCACAACGCTGTACTCAAAGGCAAACGCTTATCCAAGTGCCACCGGATCATTGAGTTAATGCTGACGTGCTCGGCCAAGACGGACAGAGAGATCAGCGAGTGCCTCGGTTGTGCGCACAAATCAGAAGTCCAACCGCGCATATCAGATCTTATCAAGGACAAGGTACTCCAGGACTGCGGAGAACGCTTCGACGCCATATCAAACACCAAGGTCCGCCTGGTCAGATTAACACCACAAGAACCCATACAAACCAAACTTTCAATGAAGGGGATACCATGTTAACGAATATCTATTGCGATAATGAGAAGCCTATAAGAACGCTCTACATTGAGATGTACGGCTACGAGTTTGAAATACCTTTCCACTTAGGAGAGGACGATGAGATTGAGGTATGCTGCAAGCTATGTGGGTTTAAGCATCAAGTCCAGGACAAGCTCTATGAGTGGCAAGACATAGCTCAAGAAAGAGAGGAGACGTCATGACTGACCCCACCACCGATTACCGATGCCCAGTGTGTGGAGAGATCAATACGCTATTCGATGCTTCGTTTAAGATTAACAAAAAAAGAGGGATCGCGTGTGGCGAATGTTGCGAATACACCTCTCTGGATGACTGGAAAGCAGAAATTATGGCGTATGAGGTTGAAACGAAACACCAAGATACAACAACCACCGAAGGATGGGAAAATGTAGTTGCTCACAAGCTAGCGGGTGGAGAGGTTGAGGAAAGATGGAAGGACGCAGAGTGGGCCAAAACAATCGCGCACCCAAGTAACTGGGATATTAACTTCACTTACCGCATCAAGCCAGTGCGTGAGCCTCAAGCAGGAGATGTGTGGGTTGACGGGGTTGGTTATAAATACCTATTGATTGATAGCATTGACGGTTTGTTTAAGTGCCTCAACTACGATCACACCACGGTATCACATATATTTGATACTTATTCTATAAAAACAATGACATACCTCGGCACCATTGACCTCAGCCTTTTGATGGGAGATGACAAGTGATTACACAACAAAAACTTAAAGAACTTTTCTATTACAAAGATGGCCATTTATACAACATCAAAAATCGAAGCAGCAATTCCTTTAAGGACGAAAGGATAGGGCATACCAATTTGCTAGGTTATATATCTACCGCGATTGACACGATACATTACTACGAACATAGGCTGATATGGATGTTTCATTATGGTTACATGCCGAAATACATCGATCATATTGACAGAAACCCCAGCAATAACAACTTGGGCAATCTCCGTGAAGTATCTCAGCGAATGAACACATGGAACAGAACGAAGGGCAAGAATACATCGTCTCAATACAAGGGTGTTTTTTACGACAAGAGGTGTACCTATCGTCCATGGAGAGCGCGGATTAAGAATAAGACAATAGGACATTACAAGACAGAATTAGAAGCTGCCCATGCATTTGATGAAAAATCGTTAGAGGTTTATGGTGAATACGGCAATCTCAACTTTCCGTTAACGGGGGAATCATGAACAATCAACAACGCATCACTCGCTACGTCAAGAAGCACATGAACGCTACTCGGGCCACGCACATCATTGACCTTGTTGCGAACATCGTCTCAGAAGAACAGCGCTACAAGGAACTCTACGAACACAAGCGAGACGGCTTAGACGAATGTCGTGGAGAGAGAAACGACTTGAGAGCACAGGTGGACGAATTGAAAACGACCATCGACAGGCTTACGAAGCAGGAAGCTCTTTACCAACAATGTTTAAAGACCGATGAGGACCGCATACTCCAGCTCACAGAGAACTTATCCAACGAAAGGCTTAAGACCACCATAACCAGAGAAAGTCTCTTAGAAGTCATCAGAGAGCTTGTGGGGGGTAAGTCATGAAGACCAAGAAACAACTTGAACAAGACATTATCATCTTAACCAAGGCCCTCGAAGTAGCACACGCCGACCTCATCAAGTGGGGATCAGACGCTAATACTGGCGAGATGTCTCAGGAACTTCTAAAGGATATGGGTAAAATATCTTACGCATTAAATACGGTGGAAGCATGACCAACACACCAGGCTCTCGCATCATACCGGAAGGTACAGAAGCCCACGCACTCACTAAACCCATTGAGGAGAGTAAGTTATGACCGCCCTATCAACACAGGTGAGAGAAGTAACGAAGATGTTTGAGCACTCAATAAAGAGCATGGAGCATAGCCTTGTGTGCATTGAGAAAGAAGAAGCGCGGCCAGGCTGTGGCGAAAGAGCTATGCGCAGTAAGCAACGATATATTGACTGGCACATGCGACAGTCAGAACTTGAGAACAAACGTATGAAGATATACAAATCCATCCTTGATTCATTAGCAGTAGCAGCAGAGCAACACCATAAGATAAAAGCCTATGAGAGACTGTGCGCTAATCTGTGGTTGAGCAAAGAAAAGAATAGGGTAGCGATTAAGAAGAACAATTAACCGGCGCAAGCCATAACAAGAGGAGCTGAAATATGCAAACAATAGAACAACCCATGACATTGGGCAACAGATACACGCGGGAGATTAAGTTATTGACCGCACGACTGATGAAGGGCAAAGAGAAAGCCATTGGTATTGCAGAGGATGCGATACCTGATCTAAGGGCGGCAGCTATCAAAGGCATTGCCAAGATACTAGGAATACCAAAAAAGAAGATAGACATCCGTGATATGTCCAAGGGAGTCTATTCATTTGATAGCGATACCGTGTATTTTATGTACAATGGAGCTGATTGTTTTGTGAGTAGAGAGATGCTTTTTTCCAAATCTCTGATGAATACCTACAGAGTTAAAAGAGACGCACACTCTGACATCAAGCGGCAATTCTGCAAAGAGCATGAATTGATTGTTCATGCTCTCGGATCAGCGATGATTAATAAGTTCAAAGCATTCTGCAATGCCAGATATGACCATAAGTCAACGGCTAATGATTTACCAGCAGGCGCATTCAAATCCTTAGTTGCGGAATTTCTAGAAACCCAACGCACTCATACGTGCCCATTATAGGAGCCGCAACATGTCATTGAACATAGTAATCATCGAAGGCAATCTGACACGAGACATCGAACTCAAGATGACCAGCAACGATAAGCCACTCGCAACCTGTGGGCTTGCTCACAACAGCTCATACAAGAACGCACAAGGTGAATGGATAAAGAAAACCACCTTCATTGACTTTGTCGTCTTTGGTAAGCAGGCTCAGAACTTCAAGACCGCATGCTCTAAAGGCTCGCCCGTCACTATCGAGGGCGAGCTCGCAGAGGATAACTGGGAGGATAAGAACTCAGGTCAGAAGCGCAGTAAGATTAAGCTCAAGGCTAATCGTCTTCACTGGAAATCAGAGAAGAAAGAATCTACCGCGAGACAGTACGAACCGCCACCAGCAGGTCCAGACATAGGTGACGGCAGTTTAGCACCGTTTTAAAGCTCAGACGTCCCCTGTATGGCTCGTACCATTGACGTAGTCACGTCTTGTATTTGTTGCAGCGTGGCTAATGAGGTTTGGTGATCGATGTCATCAGGGGTTGACGCTTTCACATCGGTCTGTGCAGAGACTGCCGCCGCGAGGCAATCATCTAAATTGTCTTGTAACATGTGTTTACTCCAGAAAGAAAGGCTTAGTAATAAAAACCCGCATGCATGCAACGATATTCACTTTTATATTGCATATACGCCATAGTTATACTATAACTAATAGAACATACATCATAAGTTGACCGCTTTATGAGACTTATATCTATCCACTATGATGTTATCCTCCACAAATGGAAAGTCACCTATGCCGATGATAATAAACAGGTTAAGTCTGTCCCGTTCACTACGGAATCTCTCGCAGAACAATTTGGCCTTGCAATTGAGGACTCTAACGAACAAGATGACTTTTGAAGGTACGGATGACCTTTATGGCAAGTAGACCGCAGCGTTTAAGATATGTACACGCCACCAACTACACCGTTGGCAGAGCGATAGCGGCACTCTCGAAATACGGTCCCCTTAATTCCCGCGAACTTGGTGAGATACTAGAGATCAATCCCAGAGCATTATGGCATTGGTTTAGAAATACGGATAAGATAGTGATGAGTCGTGTAGCAGAAACGTATCACTACGAATCAACCGGCGTCAGGAAAAACCATACGCTTAAGTGTCAGTTGTTACAATTCTCTTTGCCGGAGATGTCATGAACATCACCAAAGAACTAGTAACCCTTCCCTTTGAAGACATCAAGGCTTACTCACGGAATCCCCGTGTGATCTCTCAAGAAGCTGTCGATCAGTGTATGTCATCTATCAGAAACTATGGATACATTTGTGATATAGTGGTGGAAGAAAACAACATCATCATGGCAGGGCATACGAGATATGTGTCGCTCGGTTTGCTGAAGTACGACAACGTTGAGGTGGTACGGGTGTCGGGCCTCACCGATGCACAGAAGAAGGCTTTTCGCATTGCGGACAACAAAGTTAGTGAGTTCAGCGACTGGGACGAGGGTGTCTTAATAGCTGAGTTAATGGAGCTCAACGAACTCGGAGACTTAATGCAAGAACTTAACACTGCATTTCTAGCTGATGAACTCGCAACACTAATCGGAGAGGAAGACTACCCCCCTCCACCTGACGACCCACCAGACCCCAAGACATGTCCTAAATGCGGAGCAGAGTTATGAGAGAGATTAAGTTCAGATACTTCATGCAGCGTAAGGGCAAGATGATGATACCACTTGTTTTGACCTTGCATGCTATTGAGCAAGATAGACACAAGTTCAACGGTAACTTTAAGATGATAGCTAGAGATCAGTTCACCGGATTACAGGACAAGAACGGCAACGACATCTATGAGGGGGATATACTCATGGTGCTTCTAGATGCGTATGACCGTGGCATTGGAGCAGTAACTCACGACACCAAACAATGCAGATACCGTGTGTTGACCAACAATCCATACGTTAACCACCTTTGTTTTTTAATAGACGATCACCACCACCAGTATGAGGTGCTAGGAAATATTCACGAACATAGCTCGCTGTTAGAGAAGGCAGAAGCATGAGCGAAGTAGAAACCAAAGAGCCCTATAAGCCCATCAAGCATATCGTCACGGTGAATTACCAGTGTGATATGTGCGGCAAGGGGAACATGATAACAGACAGAAGTATGTGCCTTACCAGCATGCCCCCTCAGTGGTGGATGGAGTGCGATCATTGCGGAGACAAACAGACATCGAGAGAGAAGTATCCATATACCAGAGAAGAACAATGATGTACCATAAGGTAGTGTTAACGCATGGCTAAGAAAAAAGATGCAGCAAAGAATAAAGGCGGCAGACCACCTAAGGTGTTGTCAACAGAGGACAAGGCGGCTATTAAATCATTAGCCACCGTCTACGCTTCCTGGAATGAAATAGCCGATGATATTGGATGGTCAACGTCCACATTGCAAAAGAATCAAGAAGCTAAAGACATCTATCACAAGGGCGTGAGCAAGGGTAAGACATCATTACGTCGAGCGCAATTCCGTGTCGCATTAGAGGGCAATCCAACGATGCTCATATGGCTTGGAAAAATACACTTGAATCAGAAGGAAGTCAGGGACGTAGTAGTGGATACAGACGGACCCGCACATGTTACCATAGGGAACTATATAGGGGCAACGGATGGGTGATGATAAAGAACTAAGAGTAGGCGAAGGCCAAGCAACACCGCCAGAGGTACTGCATGAGCAGCTCATGGATGTGAGCAGACCTGCTACCGAGATTGAGCACTATGCACGCAAACGCATTAAAGGACTAGAGCAGCAAGTGTTACAATATGGTGACCATATGCCCACTTGCCTAACAATGTGTAGCAGAGTACCAGAGCAATGTAGCTGTGGATTCGACGCAATAGTTGATGAGATAGGTTTCCCAGATGATTGAACTCCGCTACCTCGTCACCTATGAGAACGGAACAGAGGTTGCCCCTCAATGCTTTATCGTTAACACCGTGAAGACATTGCAGATGAGACAACAGCGTATACTCGATGGCAAGGTGCTGCGCGAGTGGTCAGAGTGGGAAGATGTTAAGGAGGTGGAAGAATGAGTAACGAGCGACACGGAAATGGGCGTTATCGTCCAGAGGAAGAAATCATAGAGCCAATTGTGGGCGGTGCTGATAGTAAAGGCATATACGATGATTGGGCAGAGGAGTTTAGAAAGACAGACGCTTATAAGCTTAACGTTGAGATATTGGCATTGGAAGACAGGGTGTATAATCTTGAAGAACAACTCAAATGTGATTGGCGACCAGTAAGCGACAAGCCAGAAGATGGTCAAGACTGTTGGACTTATTACGCAAGTGTTAAGTATGCTGACTGGGAATCTCCAAGCTATGTGATGCTTTCAAGGTACTTCGATGATGAGTACGGCTTTCAAGATGAATCACATGGTGGTGGTGAGATAACGATGTGGATGCCAGCACAGATACCAGAGAAGCCTCTTGCCTAAGTACACATGCCCCGAATGCGAGCAACTACGCTCAATCGATGATGACCAAGACCCTGCTGATATATGCGCTTACTGTAGGCTGTATGCATTGGAGGAAGACGTCAGGACGCTTAAGGGAACCTTATTGCCGGGGTATTTCAAAGAGAGGCGTAAGCATGGGGAAGTGTGATGAAGTCACTGAATGATAAGCTAGCAGAGATGCCATTAGAGCAACAGTTAAGAATTGCGAACATGGCACTTGAGGAGATGGGCAAGCTGTACGAATGGCAAGATATAGAATCCGCACCGAAGGACGGCACATGGGTTTGTCTTTATCAAGAGGGCTTCGGTGTGCAGCTTGGGGCATGGCTAAAGGGTTCAAGTTCTGAGGGCTGGAACTATACAGAATCGCCTACTCACTGGATGCCCCTCCCAGAACCGCCAGCCTAATGGTTGAAGTAGCCATACGAGGCAATCAGCCTAGCCAACATAACTTTCTTGAAGACATGGCCCCTGGTTGGTCGCTCTATCAAGCTGGTCTTGGTGCCGGTAAGACGTGGGCAGGTGCTCGTAAGTTCTTACTGTTACACGCTATCAATCAATGTCCTGGGCTTATTGTAGCACCTACGCTGGGTGACCTTTGGCGGTTTGCCGTACCTGAAATAAAGGCAGCGTGTGCCGAGTGGGGTTGGGATTGCACCGTCTATCCTAAAGGAAGGGGCGAGTATCAATATCCGTTCATGATTATATGGGGTCAGATTATCTACCTCATATCAACCGAAGACCCTCGAAGATTCTCAGGCTTTGAAGTCGGGCATATCTGGATTGATGAAGCGGCGAAGATCAAGCAGAACCACATAGACCCGACGAGAGACGCGATCACGCAGATACGTGGACGGTTACGCCATAAGACTGCGAAAGTACTCCATGCCCTCTGCACCACAACGCCGGAAGGTACAGAGACGTGGATACAGGATTACTTCTTTGACGATGTACGGGATAATCATCGTAAGTATATCGGAGACACCGAGCAGAACGCCGCCTTACCACAAGAGTTTATCGATGATCTCAAATCCTCCTTACCAGGCCATCTACTCGACCAATACCTTAAAGGAATAGCCGCATCAGTAATAGCAGGCATAGCACACCCCACCTTCAGCAGAGCCTTACACGTCACTGAGCGAGCTGATTGGGCCAAAGACCCGAAAGGGAATAAGCTCCAAGTCCTCACACACATTGGACAAGACTATAACGTTCAGCCGATGTTTTGGGTCGCCATCCAACAGATAGGCGATGTCTTCAACATAGTCGATGAGATGTACATCCCTGACTACGCGTTAGTAGATAATGGTATGCAGCAAGCCCACGCTCAAGGATGGGGTGAAACACCCGTTAGATTTCATCCTGACAAGTCTTCAGGGAATCGTAAGACCACTGGCGACCCTGAATTTACCGTGGTTCAAAAGGAAGCCAGACGCTTAGGCTGGAACTTCTCCGGTACCGCTCAAGGCGCCAATCCTCCCGTTAATTCTCGCTTGAACTTAGTATCACGGTTGTTACTCGACGGCTTAGGAAAGACACATCTCTTTGTGCATCCTAGGTGCGTACATGTGATAGAAGACTTTGAGAGAACTACGCGCAAACAATCGGGGTATGAGTCAGGGGCTAAGGGATTACGCGGCCACGGGTTAGACGGAACTGGTTATACATTCTGGGATGTCGTTGCACCACAGGGACATATACAGGTTGGGTCGTTTGGATAATAAAATGGGGAGAATCCTACCACTTAGACCACAGCCTGCATAAAGCGAGCCGGTGGGATTCGAACCCACATCTCTCCCCTTGGTTGCGCAGACAGGGGTCGAACCTGTAACTGTAAGATTTTAATCTAACGCTCTGTCCAGTTGAGCTACCGCGCATTAGAAACCGATTCGACACAAGATCAGATTGGTATTGTCTAGAATGTATACCGCTAAGAACAAGTGAAGCATTGAACAGTCACACCCTCGGGAACCACAGGCGCCTAGAATTGCATATCTGCTATTCATGCGAATCTTTATAACTAAAAAAGCCTAACTCACAACACGCAAGTTAGACTTAACTTTTAGAGCACATACCGTTGCTCTCCCTTCTTCTCGCCCTTCCACAAAGGCACGGGCATGATAGTGGGCTGATAGGGACGTCAAGGTGAAAACCCTTCTTTACTGTTCCATTAAATACGCTTGGGGAATGCCCTTAATTGTAAAAGACGGTAAGATCGTAAAAAACCCTAATTATGATAAAATGGTGACACGTCAAAAGTACTGGCGTTTGTCCTACGATTGTTACGGGCCTGACTATATCGAAGCCACTGACGGCGAAGGTATTAACATCATTCGCAAGCATGAGCGTGAAGACGATGAGGATTATCTACGCCGTAAGCAATCGACTATCCCCTACTGTTTTGTAGGTCCGATTCTCAGACGATACAATGACTTCATCTTTCGTAAGCCTGCTGATATTGACAAGAACGTCTTAGGTGATTTCTTTGAAGATGTCGATGCATTAGGATCATCTGAGAATGAGTTCATGAGTACCAATTTACTCAACGCTCAGATAGATCGAACCGGTTACATCTTAGTGGATTTCATAGGCAGTGGTGAGGAGAAGACCACGGCGCAAGCACAGGCTGATGGTGATCGATTCGTGTGGAAGCAGATACTCGCACCGCAAGTGGTTCAATCGACATGGTTTCAAGGCCGATTAGTAGATGCGGCTATCCTTATGAAGAAGATGAACGGTACTGACTTTATCTGGTATGTCACTCCAACGACTACGCAAGAGATCACGGTGAAGGTTGACGGCGGGTCTATAATGGTCCTCGAAGTCTTTCCTGAAACACCACATACGTATGGTGGTACGCCCTTAGTTCCTAACAGGCCGAAGTTCGGCACGATCTCTCAAGCAGCCCCCATAGCGGAATTACAGAAGGGTATTGCTCGACTCCGTTCATTCTTGATAGAAGAAATGGCAGGCTCTACCTTTTCGCAGATGGTCATCATTGGAGCGTCAGCAGAGAACGCATCGAAGACCATGAAGCACGGGCCTCATCAAGCGATCTACATTCCTGAACCTACGGCGAGTATGCAAACCCTTGGAGCGGATGTCGCACAAGCGGGGAGTATTCGTCAGTCTATCCTGGATGATAGCGGAGAACTCCATCGAGTAGCTGGTATATCCTCAACGGATAACGACGGCGGTGTGGAATCTGGACTCGCAAAATCATTCACCTTCAACGACTTATCAGCGAATCTCTCGTCTTTAGCCAAGAGCACACAAGATGCCCATCAACGGGCTGAGCAATTGACGGCTAATGCGATGAGTGTCACTGACTTCGAAGCAACGGTGTATCCAAGTGATTTCAATATGCCGATGCTACAAATGGAACTCGCAGAGGTGGTATCTGCCAACAGCAGTAACCTACCGAGAATAATCAAAGATAAACTTATCAAGCGTTTCGTAAATCGGAATCTGGAACTAACAGACGAAGATAAGAAAGTGCTTGAACAACAACTTGCAGACTCAGGCGTGTTGCCTGGATTTGCGAATCAATTTGCTGAACGGAATGTCGGCTAGTTACCACGGAAGGGTATACTATGGGAGATGATATAGGGGACGGTCCAAAGATGGTTGATGTCGATTTATTCGGCAAGACTTATCCGATGACCGAAGAAAACGCAAAGACGGCTATGGCTGGACGTGATGCACAAGTTGCGCAATACAATGAGTTGAAAAGCTCAAACGAAGCGCGTGAGGCAGCAGCACAGCAGCTCGAAGATACAGCCGCCCGAGCAGAAGAAAAACGGATAAAGGATGAAGCGGTGTCAGCAGGCAACATTGATCAGTTGAATGCTATGCACGCAGCAGACATCTCGAAACGTGATAGCAGACTGAAGAAGCTAATGATTTCACAAGCTATCGGACAGCATGAGGGTATCGCTCGAACGGCATTGCCTGACATGGCCGCATCGTTGTCTACTGATGATAGTGTCTACTTAACTGAGGATGAAACATTGTTAGTTAAGAAAGCCGATGGAAGCAGCCAACCATTTAAAGACTACTTGAGTGGATGGCTCGTAGAACGCCCACATTACACTATGCAGAAAGGTGCTCCGCCATCAGGCAGTAGCAACGAAGACCCCAAAGACTCCAGCATTGAAACCATGAAGCTAGATGAATACAACAAACTGAGCGGCTTAAAAGCTCAGGAAGTTGCTGGTCAGTTAGCCAAAGGGACACTCAAAATAATCGACTAATAACAAGGAAACACCCAAATGGGTAATAACACACTCACTCCGGCATTGCCGAAAATCATATCAGACTTCCGCGAAGTTAACCGCGAAGCAACTGGTTTAACGAAATCTGTTAACACCGACTTTGACACCAAAGGCGCGGCTCAAGATGAAGTCATCACCGTTCCTATTGCTGCTAGTGGTACTGCTCGCAACTTAACCGTTGGCGTCGTTACTACAGAAGCGGCTGCGGTGGTTGTGACTAATGTCAGCGTGACGTTAGACAACGCTCGTGAAGTTCCATTCCACTTAAGCGGTGAAGAAGAACTCGCACTCGCACAGCAACGTGAAGGTTTCATGAATGGTACCATGATGGAATCTATGCGGACGCTCATCAATGAGATAGAAACAAGCTTAGGCGTGTCTCTTGCTCTTGGTGGTGCATATGGATTCGGTACAGAAACCGTTACTCCATTCGCTTCAAACCTGAATGACACTGCTGCTACTGAGGAGTTCCAGAACTTCTCTGCTGCTCCGCAAACCTTGCGTAGTGTGGCTATTGATTCTCTAGCAATACAGAATCTTGGCGAGCTGACTCAGTTGACTAACGTCAATCAAGCAGGGTCAAGCGAAACACTCAGAGATGGTGTTGTCTCCCGTTTACACGGTCAAGACATTCGCTACTCAGACGGGTTGGCTCGTCCTGTTATCGGTACGGGTACTGGCTATTTAATAGACGGTGCGTTGGCTGTTGGTGCAACAACTCTAACAGTTGACACTGGTTCAGGTACAATCGTAGCCGGTGACTTAATCACCATCGTTGGTTCAAGCTTCAAGTACATTGTCAAGACTGCCTTAACAGGTGGCGTGACTCTTGTGATTGGTGGCAAGGGCTTACGTGATGCGATTGCTGACAACGCGGCTGTGACCGTGGTTGCTATCTCAACTCGTAACATTGCTGTTCAACGTGACGGTGCGGTCTTGGCGGTTCGTCCTCCAGCCTTACCAGAAGGCGGCGACAGTGCGCGCGAGTCTGCGAACATCACTGACCCAGTAAGCGGATTAACCGTTAACTTGAGTAAGTATGTAGACCACAGACAGGCTCAATGGGAGCTCTCCGCTGTATGGGGATCTGCCATCATAGATGACAACCGCGTACATCAGATACTCGGACAATAACAACCAAGCCCACCCTCTTAATTGGGGGTGGGTACTTATAAGGAAAAGACATGCAACTTAAGACAGTAGAATGCGTCGACTCAGACGGCAACGAATGCTTACTCAACGAATGCGACTTGGAAGCGAAGCTTGAACAAGGCTACGAGAAGAAGAAGCACAAGAAGGCATCCGCTAAGAAGGATGACAAGAAAGCTGATAAGAAGGCCGACAAGAAGAAGGATGACAAGTAATGAGCGACAAAAAAGAATCACCAAACGATAATGTCATCATGGTCAACAAGAGTGGCGCGGAATACATCGTCCGCTCTTGTAACGTGAAGATGTTTGAAGAACAAGGCATGAAGGTTAAGAAGTAGATGACTCAACCAGGCGATACCGTCAAGCAACAGTTTGAAGTACGACTCGCAGATGGCACAGCCGTAACGGGTTTGACCACAGGGTCGTTCACCTTCAAGGCGTATGCCGATGGTGCTACGGCTACATGGTCAGTCACGGTGACGGAGATCGGGCTTGGTGGCTATTCCATTAGCTACACATTAGGGTCAACAACGACCTCGTTTGATCGGTTCATCACGCCTGTATCAGCGTTGAACTTCATCCACTATCCTGATATTTCAGGAGAGATTGAAGGCGCAGACTTAGACAGTATCGCTGCATCAGTCGTAAGACCTACCGCAGTGACAGATGGCAACTTCGGTCCAGCAAATGAGTTGACGTTCTCGTATGTCACTGGAGATTCGCGCCCTATATCCTTTAGCGTGGTTGACTCAGCAGGGTCGCCCATTGATCTGACGGACTATAGCTCATTCGGATTCGGTATCAGAACACAAGACGGCACCTCAAGTGTGGATCAGATCACAGCCGTTACAGGCTCAGCTGGTGGAGTGGTAGAGGTAACAATCTTAGTCACTGACAACTTCCAGTCTGAACTCGCAGCCGGTGAGGATTCACTCGCAATGAAGTGGGACTTCCAAGCCACGCTTACCGCAACGAGTGATATATATACCTTAGCACATGGCACCTTCTTCATTCAACGTCATGAGTTCCAATCATGAGTAACGCTGGAACAATGGTTGGCGGCAGAGGCCAAGACAACACCGCTTCAAATGTAGGCGGTGAAACAGGGGAAGTGTTTAAACAGAAGACCGGCTTCGATTTAGAGATGAAGACCATCAAAGCAGGTACCGGAATTTCTATCGTTAATAACGCGAGCGATGTAGAGATCGTCAACACAGGTTCAGGTGAAACGAATACCGCGAGTAATGTGGGTACGGGTCAAGGGATATTCAAACAGAAGACCGGTGTCGATTTAGAGTTTCATGAGTTACTTGCAGGATCAGCGAATATCGCTATCGCCTTAGTATCCGATGATGTGACTATCGATCTGTCAGCGAATCCCTCCGTAACAACCATGACCACCTCCGGTTTAAATACAGCCGCTTCGCAAGTAGTGACAGGTGCAACGGATTTACAAGGCACGGTCACCCTCTCAGCAGACATCACACCGACTCAAATTACCGGCGACGAAGTAGACTACAATCCAGCGGGGTTATCCACTACCACTATTCTCAGATTGTCCTCAGACATAACGCGCACTATCTCGGGCATAGCAGGCGGCACAGATGGACGCACACTCATTCTATTCAACGTTGGTTCGCAAGACATTAACCTCTCACATGATGACGGCGCTTCGACAGCCGCTAACCGTTTCTTTATTGATAACGACGACACTGATGAGATTAACCAGAACGGATTCAGAATAGTCATCTATGATGCCACGTCTTCACGTTGGCGCGTAGCCGGATCACAAGGCGCATCAGCAGGTACGGGGAATGTCAATTCATCTGGAACATTGACCTCAGATAAGATCGTTGTTGGTCAAGGATCGATGGATGTGGCCACGAGTGGAATAACGGTAACGGGCAGTGATATGTCGTCATTAGATACCGCGACTTTTGCAACCGGCATCTCTCCGAGTCATTCAGAAGGCCAACTGTTCTACGATGATACCTGTGGAGCCTTAGCCTTTCATAACTTTGAGACAGAAGTCACCATGCAGGTGGGCCAAGAGAATTGGCTGTTTGTCCGGAACAATACCGGCAGTACGGTTACTAATGGTCAGGCTGTTTATGTATCGGGAGCGATCTCCTCACTGCCTACGGTTGCTTTAGGACAAGCGGATGTGGTAGCAACCTCCTTAATTGTTGGCATGGCTACGCATGATATTGAGAACAATACTAATGGATTCATTACGACTCAAGGCATTGTGAATGATGTCAACACCAACGCATTTGTGGCTGGCGATATACTGTGGTTAGACGCGGTTACGCCTGGTGCGGTAACGGATGTCAAACCATCTGAACCGAATATTCCGATAGCTGTAGGAGTCGTCTTAGTCAAGGCGGTTTCTACTGGTAAGATATACATCAACCCGCGTGTGGGCGTGGTTGGATTACAAGGCGTGTACGATCAATCAGACAATGGTGACATCGTCCTCACGTCGGGTGTGGGCGGTATTTCTATACAAGACGCATCCAGTCCAATAGGTGGGAACTTATTCGGTGTGCATACGAATGCGGAAGCAGCCGACCTCTTTACGGTTACGGCAGCACAAGTAGATACGGGTATCCCGGTAGAGCATGCGAACATTCCTAAGTGGACTATTGACGCCATTACCGGCGCACAAACAGCGGTTGCTGAAACCTATCATACATTAGCTAACTCAGGCGGTGGAGATTATACCGTAACCCTTCCTGCTGCCGGTAATGCTGGTGATCGTATTGCGTTTAAAGGCCTAGCTGCATTAACAGAGGTGGTGACTATTGACGGTGATGGAACGGAAACCATTAATGGCGCATTGAGCTATGCGATGACCAGTACCAATTATTTATTGGTAGAAGATGATGGCGTGAACTGGACCATTATAGACCGTGAGGGTTTAATATACGTCTCAGCAGATTCTGACGCAGGCCAATCTGTGACAGCAAATGTAACTGATCTTATTTATGAGGATAATATCGTTGACCTTTTTGGGACATGGACAGGAACCGATACGTTTACCGCACCACGAAAAGGCGTTTACGGAATCGTAGCCGCTACTGCTATGGACGACGCTTCTCGTAACTCCATCTCCATATATCTTGATACTGTATTTAATAAATTTGGAGTAGGAAGCGCTCTCGGTACAGCCGCTATAACCAGCATTATCTACCCCCTTGAAATGGACGTGGGCGAATCAATCACCATTAGGTATTCAGGCACCAAGACTAGAGACACTTTCGAAGGAAAAAACTATATAGCTATTAGGGAGATGGAATAATGTATACTCAACAACGCATCATCACCCATAAAACAAAAGAACAGGCCCCCGGTGTTTTCGCTTCTTGGAAGTGGAACGATGCACACACGTTGACTTACTCGCAATTCAAATCCAAAATAATTGGCCTCTATGGTGATGATATTACCGAAGGCGGCCTTGAGGATAATCCAGACATCGCCAACCGTGCGCAGCTCAAGACTAAGTGGGAATCAGTCACCGATCCCGCGGCTAAGGCACTCCTTAAAATACTACTTAAAGATATGATGGATGACTAATGAGCGACACACAGAAAGTCACCAGAACCATCTACGACTCAGACCACACTGCGTCCCAAAAGGACAAGGAACAAGCGGAGAAGATGTTCATGAAAGATGGGGCGTTTAGCATGGAAGAACTCGCCGCTGAAGCTGCTTACCAAAGACGTGTCTCGTATTCGCATACCGTGGAATTAAAGGTATTGCGCAACAAGGTAGACGCTACGCATACCCTCGTTGAGCAGATTCACCGACTGATGCTTGGGCAACCTGAGTATAAGATTCCCGGTGTGATGGCTCGTATGGATAAGGTCGAGAAGACATTGTCAGAAGTCGTCACGTCTAACCGAGTGACAACAACTATTGCGATAGCCGTGCCCACAATCTTTGGCTTAGTCTTTGGTTTAATCATGGTGTTACGATGAGTGACCCCAACACTGAAGAATATACCATGTCAGCACATGAGAAGGTGCCGATAGGTAAAACTATCAAGAGTCTTGAAATGGCAGACGAAGGCCAGTTGTCAGAGATTGCCAAGCTGAAGCTGTGGAAAGACGGCGATGAAGACACCAAGGGCGCGAAGGATAAGCTCAGTCGTTTGTATTTCTATTGGAAAATCCTTTGGTGTGTCTGTGGTTTAGCAGGTGTTCTCTTCATGGCATTAATACCCTACATCTTTGATCTTATTAGAGAGGTCTGGTATCTATCAGACTTCATCGAAACAATGGAGTCAAGCAAATGAGATACTTAATCTTTATCTGTTTATTCTTAACCAGTTGCTTTGGTGCTCCGCGTATCGGGGCAGGGAGTTACCGAGCTATCGATCCTGAGACGGGTCAAGAGATCGTGACGGCGTTAACGATTGCCTCCGATTGGCTGATGTACTTCGGCATTCTGTTTATCGTAGGGGGTGTCCTTGCAATCGTGTTTCTCAAAGCGGTTAAAACTGGGGGCTCTTGTATTATCACAGGGTTTAGTCTCTTTATATTTGCACAACTACTCGATTACATACAAGCACATATTGGACTATTTACGTGCGCTTTTATAGCCTTTGTAGGATTCGGCTGCTTTATCTATTACAAAGCCTGTACCGTTGGTGTGCCTTGGCTTGAGAAGCTGGCCAATAAAGACTTTAATAGAGATGGGAAGATAGGCTAATGGCTGACGCATTTAATATCGCTACAGGTGCAGAGGCTGCCTCTGACATAACCGTCTGGTCAACAACGACTGGCGGTGCCAATGATAGAGGCATACCAACCAGTGCAGACGTGGCTATCTATGACGCTAACTCTACGGGTACAGGCGTGTGGGATATTGCTGATGTAGAGTCGCTTCATTTGAAAGCAGCGTATGCAGGTACACTCCCGCTCTCAGTAAACCTCGCTGCCTCTGGTGGATTCGTACAAGTTGATGACGGCGTCTTAGGGCGGGGTACATTTGACATCACTTGCGATACTGATTTCATCGTTGCAACCGCAGGAGCTTTGACGGGAACAACCGGAACGATTGCTGTGGGTGATGGTGGAACTGGTGACTGTACCATAGCTTCAGGAGCAACGGCAACGGCTGCTTTTTCCGATTCAATAGTTGACTTACGCGGAACCGGGAATCTCGCTAATCCTACGGCAGCTAACAAGTTTGGTATGGTGAATCTAGCAGCGTCAGGCATGACCACTACTTTAACCGCGAATACCTTAGTAACTAACACCACCTTTGGCGGTGGTACTTTGGATACAGGTGTCGCTTTTGAATTAGAATATAGACCTTTGGCAGATGTAGAATCAACACTGGGTGTGGGTTCAGATACCTCAACGATCATCGGAACTGGTATCATTGACATCATATGGCCAGGTGGCGCAACTCTTAACATGACAGGGTTTTCCTCACCGGCTGGATTTAACATGTCTGGTGGTTCAGGTTCAACGGTTCCGCAAACCATGAACTTTCTCGGTGATATTTCACCTGATGGAACATGCACTTGGCGAAGCGATGCGAATAAGCTCATCACCACGAATCTACTGGGCTTTAAGTTTGAATGCGGGTTCCATAACATGGGAACAGGCACTCAATCAATGGTCTTGAATGGCGGCACTGGATTAGGAAGCAGAGTCGTAACGGGGACTATATCTTATAACGGTCCTAACAATGCACTGCTTGGTGATGGTACACTTACGTGTACGAAGCTTGCTAATAAACAAGGCACGATGGACGTCTCAGGATGGACCATTACGAACACAGGCGATCATGAGGTCGATTCGGGTGCAACGTTTGATCTTGGTACGGGGAACATCTTAACAACCGGAGCCTTTGTTCCTGTTGGCGATGTTGACTTCGGTAACGGTGTGTATGAAACCTCAAACGCATCATTCGACTTATCGGGCGCTAATTCGATTACTTATGGTACCGATGCGACGATCAAGTTCTCAGGTACCGCAACACAGACGCCAGACTTTGGCGCAGTCGTTGGTAAGAACATTACTGACGTCAAGACATCTGGAGACATCGCTCCTACGAGTAAACTAGACATAACTGGAAGACTGAGAACGTGTGCCGCAGGCAATCATTTCTTAACCTTCTTGGTCGCGGTTACCAATGCCGTAGGCGAGTTTCAAACCGTTGGAACGGGAGCCTTAGAAACCAGTATACGATCTTCATCAGCAGCAACGAAGGCTGATATAGTCGTCGCACGAGCGGGACACATACAAAGACATTCAGGATGGAAAGATACGAACGTCACTGGGGCGATTGTTAATGTTGATACATTAACCGGATCAAATGACGGCAACAACACAGAAGCAGGCGCAGAAGGCCTGCTATTCGCAGAACATCCAATCGTACCAAGTAACGGCAAAGGGCTAGGACTTGGTTTAGGATTGGGCTTTAAACTAAGGAACTAAAATGGCTGGAGACATGAAAACACTGGGAAGCAATCCACGCAGTGGGACATTTGCGTTGAATACCACAACGCTCAATGTGGCTGCGCAGATTGCAACCGCTATCAATACGGAAGCAAAGAACATCTTCTTTGTGGATATACTCGAAGGCAGCGCCGCGTTTACGTTTGGTTATACGGGATCAAAAGTAACAGCGACTCAAGACACCGCAGCAGCGACATACACGGGTACTGATTACGGCACTCACAAGGCGCAGTGTGTCGACAATGCACGCGACTTGTATGCGGTAGCTGGTGGAGCGATTACCATCACGTTCACCTGTTACCTTCATCATGCGAATAACAACGTAGCATAATGGCTACGGAAACCGTTGTTGCTCGTGAGAAGATTCTCGCCGCGTGGAGACTCGCGTCTGTAGCTACGGCTGCTGGTGTGACCTTAGCGACATGGGCTGATGCCGATCAATCTATCGGGCATGTGTTCTCCGTATCCTCTCCGGGTGCAGTGAATCGTGGACGCTTACCTGTCGTGGAATTACTGTTCTCGAGTAAGGCCAATGGCTACTTAGTCGACGAAGGCGGTATGTCAGAGATGGCGTTCAATGCACGAGTGATCGTTGGGGGAGTGTATAATACGGCGAGTGAAGAACTCGCTGAGGATATTATGCAAGCCGGTATCTTAGAAATGAGGAACGCCGCTGATAGCTACTATCGAATCATGGACGGCATCACGACAGAGCCGACTAAAGGACCAATGTTTAATG